GCTGGGCATCACCCGTTCCGACGTAGATCAACACGTCTCTGCCAGGAAGGAACTCACGACGAAGCCGATCGCCAACGGCCTTCTTGGTGAACGACAAGCAAGGCCAGTTGTCGCCGATCGGAGCCCACTCGCTTTTGAGGAAAACCTTGCCATCGGGTGCCATCAGATCTGCAACTCGCAGAACCACGCCGTATCCTCCCGCATGCTGCCAGCTACAGCATCGAAGTATGTACTAGCGGTCCGTATGGAACAAAGGCAGCACCTCAGAGCCGGCTCATCGAGGATGGCGCCGTTAGCTGACCGGCCGCGTCTCGCCGACGAAGCGATCTGGCTTAGGCGAGCATCGGATCGCCTCCTTAGGCCACCTCAATCATTCTATGATGGCGAGTGGCGGCCACGTCGGCGAAGGTCCGATCCTCCCCGTCCAGCACCGCAGCTTGACCCGTCGCTTCCTGCCAGCGCCTCACGATGACGTCCGCATAGGCGGGATCGATCTCGATCAGCACCGCGCGGCGCCCGAGCCGCTCCGCCGCGATCATCGTGGTGCCGGAGCCACCGAAGCTGTCGAGGACGGTATCGCGCGGCTTGCTGCTGTTGCGGATGGCGCGCTCCACGAGCGCGACCGGCTTCATGGTCGGATGCAGGTCGTTCCGTGCCGGCTTGTCGAAGTGCCAGACGTTCCCCTGGTCGCGCGCGCCGCACCAGTAGTGCTGCGCGCCAGCCTTCCAGCCGTAGAGCATCGCCTCGAACTGCTGGTGGTAGTCGGCGCGGCCGAGCGCGAAGGTGTTCTTCGCCCAGATGATCGTGCTCGACCATTTGCCGCCTGCCTCGAGCCAAGCCCGGTGCAGCGTCGGCCACTCCGACGAGGACATGCAGACGTAGCAGGCACCCTTCGTCACCGAGAGCACGTTGGCCAGCGCGGGGCGGAGGAAGTCGAGGAAGGCATCACCGAGCGCATCGTTGGCGATGGTCATCTTCGCCGCCGTGCCACCCTGGTAGGCGACATTGTAAGGCGGATCGAGGAAGGCCATGTCGGCGAGGTGGCCGGGGCCGAGCGCACGCTCGATGTCGGCGAGCTTCGTGGCATCGCCGCAGAGCAGCCGATGCTCGCCGCAGCGCCAGAGGTCGCCCGGACGCGTGACCGGGACCGCGGGCGGCTCAGGAGCGTCATCGACGCCGTCCTCGAGGTCGCCATCGGCTACCGCGAGCAGCCGATCGAGCTCCATGCCGGAGAAGCCAAGCACGTCGAGATCGATCACCGCCTCGTCGCGGATCCTCGCAATCTCGGCAGCGAGCAGCGCCTCGTCCCAGCCCGAGTTCAGTGCGATCTGATTGTCGGCCAGCCGAAGCGCGCGCACCTGCGCGGGCGAGAGGTGCCCAAGCCGCAGCGCTGGCACCGCGGCGAGGCCGAGCCGCTTGGCCGCCATCACGCGGCCATGGCCGGCGATCAGCACGCCGGCGGCGTCGACCAGCACCGGGTTCACGAAGCCGAACTCCGCGATCGACGCCGCGATCTGCGCTACCTGCTCGGGCGAGTGTGTGCGCGCGTTCTCGGCGTAGGGCGCGAGGGATGCGAGCGGCAGATCGACGACGCGGAGGTCAGGCTGCATCAGCCACCTCCGTGCGCGCTGCGGCGATGCTGTCGTAGTCCCGGCCGTCGCCATCGAGCGTCACCGGTAGATCGGGATGCAACATCCGCCAGCGCGCGATCGCGAGGTCGACATAGGCGGATGCAAGCTCAATGGCGGCCACGCGGCGACCGGTGCGCTGGCCAGCGAGGATCGTCGTGCCAGAGCCGGCGAACGGCTCGAACACCACTTCGCCTTCGTCCGTGTAGGCACGCATCAGGAACTCCGGCAGCGCCACGGGGAACACCGCCGGGTGCTCCGTCTCGATGCCGCGTGCCTTGTGACGGGTGATGCGCAGCACGCTGTCGGGCACGCGGAACGGCTGGATCGGTCGACCCTCGTGGGTGCAGCCGCTCATCGTCCCATCGGGCCGGCGCAGCCCGGTCATAGGCAGCGGATCGCCAGCCCACTTGCAGGGCACGATCTTGTTCGGCTGCCGGGCCTCACGGTTGAAGTGGAAGAGAAGCTCGAAGGCAGGGGCAAGCCGCCCGTTCCAATCCCCAGGCTGGCCTGGCCCCTGATCCCAGGCGTAAAGCCCGAAGCGCCGCCAGCCGCGGGCGCGCATCCAGTCCAGCCATGACTGCCAGTAGGGCTGCCACTCGCTCTCGCGGTGGATCAGCCCGAGGTTCACGAGCACCTGCGCATCGGGCCGCAGAGCCGCACCGAGATGCGCGAACACGCCCTGCATCAGCGCATCCCAATCCGAGACGCCGCCGGTCGTGTAGTCGCGCTGGTTGCCGTAGGGCGGCGAGGTGAATAGCAGCGCGGCACGGTCCTCGCTCATCACGCGGGCGACGGAGGCCGCATCGGTGCTGTCGCCACAGAGCAGGCGGTGGTCGCCAAGGTGCCAGAGATCACCCGCTCGGGTGATCACCTGGCGAGGCTGTTCGGTAGCCGCGTCGGCCGGATCCTCGGCATCGTCCTGCTCAGCCGAGCCGACGTGCGGCGCGGGAACGCCGGGCTGAGCGGCGTGCACCTCCTCGGGAGCATCGCCATCGGTGACGGCGCTCTCAGCCGCCGCCATGAGGGCGCCGAGTTCGTCTGCCGAGAAGCCGAGTGACGCGAGGTCGATCTCCGCTGCCGCTTGCACCGAGGCGAGCGCGTCACGCAGCAGCGCCTGGTCCCAGGTGGCGTTCTCCGCGATGCGGTTGTCGGCGAGACGCAGCGCTTCCTTCTGCGCCGCGGAGAGATGCCGCAGCACGATCACCGGCACCTTCTCGAGGCCGAGCGACGCCGCCGCCGCGAGCCGGCCATGGCCGGCGATCAGCATGCCCGCCTCGTCGACCAGCAGCGGGTTGGTGAAGCCGAAGGCCAGCATGCTGGCTTTGATCTGCTCGAGCTGCTCCGCGCCGTGCAGCCGCGCGTTGCCTGGATGCGCACGCAGCTCCGCCACCGGGCGCAGCAGGATCTTTGCTGCCATCCAGGGGAGCGTCATGGAACCATCCAGGATCAGGGGGGAGTGCGAACCATGCGAACCACGGTGCGAACCGTGCGCACCATGGTTCGCACCTAAGGTGCGGATATCACGCGGCAAACGTGCGAACTGCGAACCATGTTTTACGGCTGACGCTAGCGAAGTCCGGCGCGTCCGCCCCCCGCATACGCCGCGGCCACGAAGGAACCATCAGGTCTTCGCATCCCTTCGCTTTGCTGCGCTATCGGATCGTTGTCCGAGGCGCGGCCGCATCTTTCCCGACTATCGAGATGATACGCGATGTGAGTTTCGCTCGTCCCCACGACATTCTTTCGCGCGGCTTCCTTCTTCTTCGCTCGCGAAGGCTCAGAAGGGCTTCAGCGGCTTCGGCTTGGATGACCACGGGCATTGCCAGAGTTGGCCGGGACCGGATGCGCGTATCGACTGCATCCATGTAGTCCACCACATCAGCGAGTACCGAGCTCGATCCCACATTGAAGCGTGGCTCCAGCCACCGCGAAGGACGATCCCAATGCAGCCTGTCTCTGCAAAGGCGGCGCGCTCGTGCAACCGAGTTCGCATCGACTTGTCGCTGGTGATCAGAGCAGCGCGTGAGTGCGCGCTGTCGGCGACCATCTGGATCAGCGGCACGTCAGCAGTGCCACGATCGACGAGGTCGCGAGCGTGAACAACCTCTAGCGGATCAGCCGATCCTGCTGTTTCGGCTTCCGCGATTAGCTTGATTGCATGCGCCACTACGTGTGGCGTGTTCTCGTCGAACGCGATTCTCACGCGGCCAGCGGCGCCACCGCATCCGCGCCGATCTTGAACCGGACAGCCTGCTGCACGCCGGCAGTATCCGTGCCATAGAATGCAGCGACCTTTGCGGCGTTGCCCTTCTCAGCACGCCAAGCATCGAACAGGGCCTCTGCTGGAGCTCCACTGATCACTTCAACTGGCTGTCCGAACGCACGCCGAGGATCGACGACAATCCTATCGAAGCGGCTATCTGGCTTCCAGCGAGTGGGTGTGTCGTCCTCATAGTCCACGCTCGCGACGAAGCTGTCGACGACCACATCGTAGATCGCAAAGTTGTCGCCCACGAGATCGTACAATGCCCGATCGCCGGTTGCTTCCTGGGCTTCAGCGAAGATACGCCTACCATCGGTATGGATACGACGCACTGCGAACGGATGATCTGTGTTCAGCACACGCCTCGCCGTATCGGCAGCAGTTCGGATCGCTTTCCAGCTTGGTGAACGACCTTGAACCTCTGCTGCGCGCACGAGACGGCCGAGGAATGCGACCTCAAGCAGATCAAGAAATCCGAGGGCTAGCTCGCCGTCTCGCAGCGGGTGCTGACGATGCAGAACGGGGCCGGCTGCTGGCTTCCCCTTGCGCTGAGAATAGCCTTGTAGCCAGCCGCGGATTTGCCGCGGCGGCACCTTGGCCAGCCTGGCAGCATCCCGGACGCTATAAATCCCAAGCGCAGCAGCGATCGCGTTCACGTCCCTCTCCTCAGCACGGTACGTTACCACGCCCTGCGCGAACAGTGAATTTATGTGAAATCAACGGCTTAACGATTCTCTGCAAGCCCGAGATGCCCTGCAAGAGCGGACAACGCCGCCACCAGCATCCCCTGCGCCTGCGTCGCGGGCACGCTCCGCCCACCCCACCCGCGATGCATTGCCCACTCCCTGACCGACATCTCGCAGCCGACCACGTGCCACACGCACGAACCGGCAGGACTGTCGCTGCCACCGAGGGCCGCGATGGCGCGCGCCACATGCTCACGGGCCCAAGCCTGATGCTCCGTGACGCTCTCGCCCGTGCTGCCGGGAAGCCGCATCAGTGACCGTGCGCGCAAGGGATCGAGGGAGGCCGCACGGAAGTGCGAATGGAAGATTGACGCTGCCTCGTGCATCTCTGCGGTGATCGTGCCGTTCGCCAGCATCTGCCCGAGTGTGTCGACGCAGCGCCGCACTGCGATCGGAGTTCCGGTGGAGGGATCCGCGATCCGCTGCGGCGACGTCACCGGTCCGTGCTGCAGGCGCCATGCAGTGGGATCGCCAAGCCGCTCGTGCTGCTGCCGCACCTGCTTCCGCTTACGCGCCATGGTGTCCTCCCATGCGGCGTCCCCACCGCTTCGTGGCTTCATTGATGAGCGCCTGGCGCAGCCAGGGATCGGTGATGTCGTCGACGCCGATCGAGACCACGCCCTGCTCACGCCAGACGCGGCGGCGTAGGGCGTCGAGCTCGTGCGCGGTGGTCGGGCTGCACGCCCGTTGCAGCGATGACCGCGGCTGCATGGGGGAGCCGGGCAGCATCATGCGCGGTCTCCGTGGGCTTCGGTGGCCCAGAGCAGCAGTGCGATCGCGTCGGCCTCGTTGTCGTCGGCGGGCGTGAAGCCGCGGGCCTGGATCGCGGCCATCATCGCGACCTTGTCGGCGTTGCCGCGGCCTGTGGCGAAGCGCTTGATCGTGCCGACCGGGACACCCTCGTAGGCGATGCGGCGCTCGTCGGCCCAGGCCGCGAGATGGGCGAGGAAGCCGCCGTAGATGTGCGCCGCGTCGGTGCCGGCGTGGCGGCGGACCTCCTCGAACACGATGCGCTCGAGGCCGCCAGCAAGCCGGGCAATGTCGCCAAGCCAGTGGCGGAAGCGGAGGTAGCGCATGCCGCCGCCTTCGAAGCGGCTCGGCGTGAAGCGCATCGTGCCTGAGGTGATGATGCCGTCGTGGAAGCGGATTGCCCAGCCGGTGATGGTGCCAAGGTCGAGGGCGAGGACGGAGCGGTGCGCGAGGGCGGCGTGCACCGGGATCGTGCCATCACCGCTTGCCAGCGGCGCGGGCGCAGTCAGAGTCGCGAGAGCCATGGTGGCCTCCGAGAGGGGATCGTCGTGGTGAGGGCGGCGACGGTGCGGTTCTTGGCGGAGCTCACCGTCGCTGCCCGGCTTTGGGGCTTGATGACCTCGGCCAGGCGGGGCGCGGGCAATGGGGCCGCGGCGCTGCTGGAGGCTGGCCGTCCTACCTTGTCCAACTTGGCACGGAGAGGTGGGACAGGAATTTCGCTGTTGAATCAGCAGCTTGGCCAATTCTGCCCTACCTGTCCTACCTGCCGACCACCTCCATAAACCCGTATAGGAGAATGTATTTCCCGACCCATCACACCCTTCGCGTATAGCTCTGAGGAGCAAGTGGGACAGGTGGGACAGTGGGACAGACGCTCGGAAAGCCGGGGGAACCCTGGGCTTGCGCATGTCCCACTTCGACGGCGGAAGTCGCCGAAGTGGGGCAGTGGGACAGAACAGCGTCGCGGTGAGGTGCCGTGGGCGCATCACGCGCCCTCCTCGGGCGGGGAGAGCCGGCGGTAGCGCCATTCGCGCGCGACACCGTCCTTGGGGGCGCCAGTGGTCTTGTACCGCTCCCACTTCTTTGCCTTGAGGTAGGCGCCCACCCGCATTTGGTCGCCCTTCGTCCATTTCGCGGCCTCGATCCCGAGCGCCTGCTCCAGGACCTCGCCGACCGAGACGTCTGTCAGAGGCTTGGCCCGCGGCACGAAGCGCTCCTGCCAGTCCTCGAAATGTCCGACGCCAACATTCACCGACTTGCGCTCGGAGATGAGCCAGCGCTCGATCCGCGCGTCCCATGCATCGCCCTGGTAGCGCGCTTCCTGCGCTGCGCTTGCCTCGGCGACGAGCGTGCGGTCCTCGATCCACCAGGGGGCACCGGCGCGGTAGCGCGCGACAGCCTCGGCCCAGAGCTGGTCCCGATCTCGCCGTAGTCCGTCGAGGTCGATGTCGCCGCAGCGGAGTGGCCAGAAGCGCCGGTTGCCGGTCTCGTCGCGTAGGTAAGTGTCAGGGTTCACGGTGCCGGCGAACACGCATTGCCGCGGGACGGTGACGACGTAGCGCTCGTAGGGCGGTCGGTAGCGATCCGTGGTGCGGCTCAGGAACGCCTTGATGCGTGAGACGTCCGCCTGGCCGATGGCGTCCAGCTCCGCCATCTCGATGATCCAGATGCCGCGCATCTGTTGCGCCGCGTCCTTCGAGCCGAGCTCTGCGAGCTCGTCGGTGAACCAGGGTTCGGAGGCGAGCACCTTCAGTGCGGTCGATTTCCGGATGCCCTGCGGTCCCTCCAGGATCAGCATGTGGTCTGCCTTGCAGCCGGGCTGCATGATCCGGGCGACGGCTGAGATCATCCACAGCGAGGCCATGCTGCGGTGGAGCGGCGTGTCCTCTGCGCCGAGATAGGTGACGGCCCAGGCGTCGAGGCGCGGCGTACGGTCCCATGCCAGCGCGTCGAGATAGTCGCGCACCGGGTGAATGCGGATGTTGCGCGACACGGCGACAACGCTGCGGCCGACCACGACGGGCGGGACGTTGATCTCGTGCCGCTGCAGCCACTCAGCGCAGCGCACATCATCGGCTTCGCCCCAGGGGCGGGGGTGCGACGTGCCGGCGGGATCCCAAGGCAGCGCTCGGGCGACGATGATCTCCTGGCTGAATTCGTCGAACATCAGCGCGCCGGCGAAGGCAGCATCAAGCGAGAGCGCAGTGATGACGTTCGCTTCGTTGCGCTCCGGCGCACCGCTGGCGTCGATGCGCAGCAGTGACGTCCAGGGCGCCCTGACGGGCGCGCGTCGGACATCGCCGGTTGCGTTCACGCGCCGTCGCAGTTCGACGAGCTGCTTCTCCAGGATGGAGACGGCGATGCCGGTGGAGGTCTTAACCGCTGCGAGAACCTGGCGTTCGGGCAGCGGGTCGAGCCGCGCCAGGGCGAGCCGCCCCAGCAAGTCGGCGAGCGGCTCGGAATCGGGCGGGCGGGTCAGGCTGGAGGCAGCCGCGAGCAGCTTCTCCAACGTCGCGGGCGCCGGCACGGGTCCGGGCGCATTCGGTGCCGTGTCAGCCGCCTGCTCGTAATCGGCGGCGGCCGCGCCGCGCCGCAGGTCGTCGTTGAAGTCGTCACCATGCAGGGGAGCGATGATGCGTGATGGGATGTTCGCGACGTTCAGCCGGTCTGCCAGTGTCGCGGCGGCCTGCCTCCCGGCCTGGCCGGCATCGGCGAAGATGGTGACGTGGCTGGCGCCCTCCGGCCACTGCCAGCGCCGCAGGCCGTCGGCCGACAACGCAGCCATCGTCGGGACGCCGAACATGGCCATGGCGGACAGCGCGGTCTCTATCCCCTCCGCGACGCCGATCCGACCGTCCTGGGGCAATGATGCGAGCCGCACCGCGCCGCTGGCGACGGGGCCGAGCATTTTCTTTCCGGGCGGTGCTTTTCCTGAGCCGTCGTCCAGCAAGAAGGTGCGGTGGATGCCGCCCGTAGGCTCTCCAGCGCCGTTGCGGACGATCGCGACCATTCCCAGCCAGCCGCGCCGTGTTTCGAAGTCAGCGAGATCGGCGTGGAACAGCAGGTCAGGACTGTCGGGTGGTGAGAGGCCACGGCTGCGCAGGTAGCCTTCGGCAGGCGAGCCTGCGAGCGGAAGGCAGCCGTTCAGGATCCTTGCGACCTCCCGGCTGTGGTCCGGCTTCGGCTCGGCCGGGCGGGGCGAGGCTGCTGGTCGATCCATGCGCGCAAGCCGTGCGGCCTCGTCGAACAGACGAGAATCTGCCACGCCGGTGCCGTGGGCGAGCAGGTCGATCGGGCCGGCGCTCTCCCCCGTGGCGTGATCGAACCCCCACCCTGCGAAGCGCCCCTCCAGATGGATGACGCACGAGCCTTCGCCCCGGGGCGCGCGGCCCGAGAGATCCGCGCAGCGCAGGAATCGACCGTCGGGGGCGCGCCGCGCGTTTGGGAACAATGGCGGCAGCCAGTCTCGCGCTGTCTCGGAGAGACGGCGCCGGATCTCCCCCAGGTCGTGCCGGATCGGCGCGAGGCCCGCGTCGTTCAGGTCGATCGGCGCAGTGGTCATGCCAAGATCACCAGCCCCTGCTCGGCGCGGGTGATCACAGTGTAGAGCCAGCGGCGACGGTCGATTTCGGTGCGACCGAGCCCGTCATCCCACACGATGACGTTCTCCCATTGGCTTCCCTGCGACTTGTGTCCGGTGATCGCCCAGCCGAAGGTTGCCTCGGTCAGCCCCTTCTTCAGCTTCCAGTCGCGGTCATGGCGCTGCCTGTCGAATGCGATATGGTCCTCGAAGTGGCCCTTGTAGATGCGCAGCCGGCCTCGGCTGCCGTCAGCCTGTGGCGCGCCGATGCGGTTGCCGTCCTCGTCCGTCACCACCGCCGATAGGTAGTGGCTGCCCTCGTCGACGATGTCTGAGAGGGTCAGGAACATCCCGTTGATGAGGCCGAGATCGTTCTGGTTCTTCAGGCAGATGATCTTCTCGCCCGGGCCGGTGGGCAGCCATCCGCCGGCACCGAAGCCCGCGGCGCGGCGCATGGCGTTGTTCAGCTGCAGTCGTGTTGCGTTCATGCCGCAGATCACCTGGCCGCCGCGCAGTGCCTGCTCCGGCGTGACATCCAGCTTCCGCATCTTCCAGACGTGGTCGTCGTAGCGTCCGAAGCCGATCGGCTCGCCCTGCCGCGCCATGGTGGCAAGGCGGATGATCGCACTCTCGGCCGCCTGGCGGTGGATCTCCGTCAGCATGATGTCCGGGGCATCCTTGGTGAAGGCGCCCTCGCCCTGGATCGGCGGCAACTGGCCGGGATCGCCGAGCACGAGGATCGGCTTGCCGGAACTCAGGAGATCGCGCGCCATCTCTTCGCCGACCATGGAGACTTCATCGAGCACGACGAGCTTCGCGTGCGCGGCATCGCTTTTGGGGTTCAGCGCGAAGCGCGGGCGCTTCATGTCGGCGACGCCCTGGCGCATGGCCTCTATCGTTGCCTCGGCGGTGGTGCGCTCGAAGCCAGTCAGGCTGCGCGCCCGTACCACCGCCTCCTCGATCTTCTTCTCGGCGGCCTCGACCTCCTCTTCGGTCGCCTCGATCACGGAGTAGATCAGGCTGTGGATGGTGCGTGCCGGTGTGCCCTTCCGGCGCAGCACCAGCGCGGCCTTGCCAGTGAAGGTGGCCGTCACGACGCCAGGTACACAGGGCTCGCCATCGCCACCGCTGCGGTGGTGCTCGAGGCCGAGCTCCTCCAGCGCGAAACGCAGCACTGTGGACTTGCCGGTCCCGGCGTAGCCGAACAGCCGGAACACCTGCTGGTGCTCTGTGTCGTTCTCGTACCAGTGTTTGATCGCAGCGATCGCGCGGTGCTGCGTGTCGGACGGTACGATGGTCATGGTGCCTCCCAGCAGCGCGTGGCGTAGTGGCAGAAGCGGCAGAGGTGGAAGTCGGCGGCTTGCGCGATGCGCGGCGGCAGTTCGCCGGCTTCGGCGGCGCGCAGGATGTCGACGGCGTGGTCGGAGAGCCGCTGCGCTTCTGCGGCCTCGAACGGGACCGCCTCGTGATGCAGCGCGAGGGTGTCTCTGTTGAGTGCGGTGAGCAGTGCCACCTCGAGCCCGAGATAGGCCATGTAGAGCTGCACCTGGGCGAAGTAGATCGGCTTCGACAGCCGCAGCCCGCGCTTCACCAGATCGGTCCAGGATTTCTGCCCGAGCGCCTTGTGCTCCCACAGCGCTGGCCACCGCACGCCGACTTCGGGGCCGCTCACCAGGATCCCGTCCACATGCCCGCGGAGCCGACCGCCTGCTGTGGCGAAGCCGAATTGCTGGCCATCAGGACGACGATCGCGGAGGTCGAAGCCCGCCATGCGAAGCCAGCGGATGGTGAGGGTTTCGAACTGATGCCCGGCGTCGAAGACGCGGAGGATACCGCCGTCGAAGTCCCGGTCCTTCGGCGCGTGGGTGATCTCGTAGACCAGCTTACGTGCACAGGGCTCGCCGACCCGGCTGCCGCCGAGATAATCGCGCGGGGTCTGCTGCCGATGACGTGCGATCAACGCCGCGTCGATCGCTGCATTCATCCGCGCCGTGAGCGCGTCGGCATCGCCTGGTGCCGCAGCGTCGCGGCCATAGACGAACCCAGAACCGTGGTTCAGGTCGAGCAGCACGGGCGCCTCAGAAGGGGATGTCATGGTCGAGGGGATCCCGCTTGGCGGCCTGGCGCTGCATCGATGTCTGGAAGCCGTCGACGCAGGCCTCGATGATGCGGTCGATCTCCGACGCGTCCCGACCGTGGAAGGGGGCCAGGAGGTTCAGCTCCATCAGCACCTCGGCGAAGGGACGCCGCGCGTCCTTGATCGCCTGCGCTTCCATGGCGGTCTTGTCGATCACGCCGCCGCTCCGCGCGGCGAGGGCGCCACCGGCGTCGCAGCAGGCCATGCTGCAGAACCGGAGGTGCGGGAACTCGCCGGAGCGCAGCTGGTGCAGGTAGCCGAAGCCCGTCGCCTGCCGGCCGCAGAGGTCGCAGAGAGCGCGACCGACCTGCGGCAGAGGCGCGTAGCTGCGCAGCAGCGATGGCATGCCGGCCTGTGGGCGCGGCTTGCGTGGTCTGCTCCAGCGGCGACGGGCCATGTCGGCATCAGCCGTTTAGCCACGCTGGGGCACCGGCCAGTGGCGCCGGGGCCGGCATGGGTGTGGCTGGGGGCGCCGCCGCGGGGCTCGGTGTCGCCCAAGCAGGCGCCGCAGCGGCAGGCGATGGCGGTGTCGGTGCGCTGGCCCATTGCGGCGCCAGTGACGCCTGTGCCGGCCCCTTCGATGGAGCACGCGGCGTGGTGGGCGACGGCGGCACCACCTCGCCGGCCATGATCCGCGCGTACTCGGGCTCGCCCGGCAGGACGACCCGATCGAGCTTGTTGGCCTCGTTGTAGTCAGAGGTCTTTGGCTCGACCCTGACCTTGGCCGCGAAGGAAATACCGGAGAGATCGGAGAGGCCCCGCAGCACCCGCTTGGCCTTCGCCGCCTCGCTCATGTCCTGCGGATCGAGCCCGACCGCGCTGTCGATCATGGCGCGGAAGGTCCCCTTGGAGATCTTCCAGGCGATCGACACGCCGTGCTCGTCCACCTTCCCGCCAGCGACGGTGAAGGTCTGCCAGAACTTCCGCTTGGCATGTGGGCCGACCAGCACCGTGAACTCGGCGTCGATCATCTTGGTGTCACTGCCGCTGCGCGAGGGCTTGAGCAGCCCGCGATCTGCCTCGCCGTGGCCGTCGAGGCCGCCCGGGCGGATCACCATCATCACCTTCGCGAAGGTTCCATCCGGGATCAGGTCGGAGCTGCGCGGCAGCTCGGCATCGTTCATGTCGTACATCGAGGTCTCCTCTCGGCTCAGGCGTTGGCAGCGGCAGGGGCGTTGATCTT